CAGCAGCCTGGCGAAGATTCGAAAGATCTGGCGCAGCGGGTCGCTGATGAACTGACCCGCCGCCAGAACAGTGCCTGGCGCAGTAGCTACAGGGACCGTGACTAATGGCTTCAGCACCGCCCACCGCCCGCGAACTGATGTCGCTGGGCATGTTTGTCTTCGGCATGGATAGCGCGCCCTATCAGGCGCTGACCCGCTTGCGCGAATGGCGCCATGCGACCGCCGATCGCCACGGCGCCAGGCCGGCGGCGCAATATGTCGGGCCGGGACCGGAAACCATCAGCCTGTCGGGTCTGCTGGTCCCCGAACTCGGCGCGCGCTTTTCCTCGCTCGAAACGCTCGCCACCATGGCCGGCGAAGGCGACACGCATCCGCTGGTCGATGGCCAGGGCCGCGTCTGGGGGCATTACCGCATCACCCGCATGGAAGAAGAACAGCGCGCCATCATGGCCGGCGGCGCTCCGCGCCAGGTCGGATTCCGCATCGATCTGGAGCGCGGCGACGACAAGGTCGAAGGACCGGCGGCATGACCGCGCGCAGGGCCGGCATTCGCCTACAGCTGGAAGGCGGCGGCGACCTTGCCGACAAGATCAACCCGCGCTTTGTCTCGCTATCACTGACCGAAAAGCGCGAAGCCGAAGCCGATGAACTCGAATTGACTCTGCAAAACACCGATGGGCTGCTGGCCCTGCCCGAACCTGGCGCGGTCCTGGTTCTCGCGCTGGGCTGGGAAGCGGGCGAAGGCCTGCCGACCGGCCTGGTCGACAAGGGCCGCTTCACCGTCGACGAAGTCGAAGCGTCGGGCCCCCCCGACATGGTCCGCATTCGCGGCCGCTCGGCCGACATGACCGGCAGCCTGCGCCAGCGGCGCACGGTCAGCTATGTCGACATGACCGTGGGGCAGATCCTGGACTTGGTCGCGCAGCGCCACGGCCGCGAAGCCAAGGTCGACCCCGCGCTGCGCGGGCAGGCGACCGGCCCGATCGAACAGGAAGGCAAAAGCGATTTGGCTTTCGTCGCCGACCTGGGCCGCCGCTTCGATGCGATCGCGACCTGGAAGGATGGCAAGCTGCTGTTCCTGCCGATCGGTCAGTCGGCGACCGCCGGCGGCACCCCGCTGGATCGGTTCCAGCTGCGCCGCGAAGATGGCTGGACCTGGCGCTGGGCGCAGGCCGATCGCGATGACTACGATGGCGCCAGCGCGCAATGGCAGGACATGGACGCAGGCCAGCGCAAGACGGTCAAGATCGGAGGCGACAATCGGCTGAAGCTGAAGCGGGTCTATGCAACCGAAGGCGAAGCGCGCCAGGCCGCGCAGGCGGCGCTTTCGCGCGCTAAGCGCAAGCCCTATTCCTTCAGCTATGACCTGGCGATCGCCAATCCCGCGCTGCAGGTCGACGGGCGCATCACGCTGGCGGGATGGACCGACAAGATCGATGGCGCCAGCTGGCTGCTCGAGAGCATCCGCACCGACATGGATGCGAACGGCCTGCGCCAGTCGATCGAAATGGAAAGCGTCTAGCGCCTGATGCTCCCGATTTCTTTGCCGAGCATGTTCGGGCCTTTGTGAATGGTTTGATCGCCGATCTCGCAATCGCGCCGGTCGAAAGAGCCCGCAATGGTTAGAAGACCATGACCTTCCACTTTGATACGCAACAAAGCATCATCCTGATCTGTAACGTTGAAGTCATGGAAGCTGACCATTTCAGGAGGGTAAGGCAACGCCGATCGCGCGCGGTCCATCAAGTTTGTTAGGAAACTCGCATCTCGATTGCGGCAAATATCTTGGGGCTTATCGCGCCAGAAATCGGCGGGTGTAATGCTGAAAGTCTGTGGTCGCTCGATAGCTTCGGGTTCGGATTCGGATTCGGCAGCCGAACAAGCGCTGAGCAAAAAGACCAACCAAAGAGTGCGCATCACACCTTCCTCACAATGGCGACGACCCGCCCGATCAAGAATAATTCGTCATCTACAGCTTGGTCATCCGGCACTGCGGGATTGTCCGACAAGATTGCAATGCTGCCATCAGGCCGCGGGCGAAGCCTTTTGACCATCCCAACTCCGCCAAAACTGAAGGCCCAAATTTGGTCAGCAACCCGCAAACTGTCGATGCTGCGATCGATCAACATCTGATCGTTCGAACCGATGGTCGGCATCATGCTGTCACCCAGCCCATCAGCGACCACCAGGTCTTCAGCGCGCGCTTTCGAATAACGCCGAATGAACGATAGCGGGAAAGGCTCGCTCCGCGTTTCGGGGTCGATGTCATCGAGGTAAGTCCCCCCCATGCCATAAGCAAGATCGACAACCGGGATTTCGATGACGCGATCATCGCTTCCCTTTTTCAAAGTAAGTGCGAAGCCTTCAGCGCCATCATCCGCATCGCTCGTTTCTCCGGTAAGATAAGCTGGCGTCGTCTCTAAAGCCGCGGCGATCCGATGCAGATGTTTCGACCCCGATTGCCCGCCGTTGATGAGACGATTGATCGTCGGCTGCTTGACGCCGACCAGATCCGCCAAAGCCTGCTGGCTCAATCCGCGATCCGACATAAGTCGTTTGAGGCGCACACCGTCGATCATCAAATCGCCTTATTCGGAAACGAATAAACCGTCGCCATACGTTTGCGTATTGACGGCTATAATACGTGAACGTATATAGCCGCTATGACACGCTACGAAGCCTTGATGGCAGTCCGCAACGAATTCCCGAGTGAGCAAGCGATGGCCGACGCTCTGGGAGTCTCGCAACCAACAGTCTGGCGCTGGGTTAACCAGTCCAGACAGCTTCCTGCGGAATTCGTCATTCCCGCGGCAAGGCTCACCGGCGTTTCGCCACACGATTTGCGGGACGACATCTATCCTCGCGACATCATGGTCGATGGCTTGGCTGGCTTTCGGTTTGAAGGTGTCGATCGGCAATCTGATGTCTCGTTCCCTCATCCCCCACATTCTAGCCGCGTTCATACCACTGACGACTTCAATCGCGCCGATGTTCTGAAGGCGGCAGCGCGATGACGAAGCGCCGCGAACCTCTCACCTACCACGCCGCATTGACCGCCATCGCGGCACGCATTGGATGGGACCGCTGCGGCGCGCTGTGCGGCGTCACCGATCGGACTGTTCGACTTTGGTCTGACCCCGACTGCGAAACGGAAATACGCCTGATCGATGCCGAACGGCTCGACCGCGCCTTCATCGCGGATGGCGGCGACCATGCGCCTTTCCACCGCTTGTTCGCCCTTCGGCTCGAAATGGCTGCGCGCAATGATCGGGCAGACCTCGTCCGGTTGGCCGGCGACACCGCGAAAGAGGCGGGAGAAGCCATTTCCGCAATGCTGGATGCCAGCACCAATGTCGGCTGCGGGGACACCACCCGCCGCGCGCGCAAGGAAGTCCAGGAAGCGATCGACAAGCTGACCGATTGCCTGGCCGGACTGGGAGAACACGAACAATGAGCGGCGAGGGAGGCGGTCTGATCAAGGGGCCGATGGTCGAAGCGAAAATGCAATTCCGGCTGCAGCCTGGCGGGCGAAAGTCGGGCGCGGGCTGTTTCCTGCCTTGCCCGAAATGTGACCAGCCCAGTTTCGTGCGCCGGTCCGAACGCCCGACGCCAACCGTCACGCAGATGACCTGCCACTGCACGAATTCGGGATGCGGCCATATCTACCGCGCCGACATCGTCTTCGTGCACACGCTGGTCGAAGGAAACATCGACCGGCCCGATCTGCAACTGCCGGTCTGTCCCCGCGAAGAAGTCCCGCATGTCGTCCCGCCCAGTGGCGAGGACGATCGGGATTCGCCGACATTCTTCGACGCCCAGGTCGCCGCTGCCGGCTGACCGGCAGCAAGCCAAGAACACGAAATCACGCGCGACTGCACTGCAGTCGAAGGGGGAATTATGCAAACCATCCAGACCATCATCGACCGCGGCTCGATATACGCCGGCCTGTTTCTCGGCGGTTACATGGCGCTGGCCCTGCTGGAAGCCGCTACGCGATGAACCTGGCCGATGACATCATCAAAGGCCTGAAGCGCGAATTCGGGTTCAAGAAGGTCGGCGGCAGCTGGCTGCAGCAGGGCAAATGCCCGCAATGCGGGAAGAACGAAGCCTTCACTGCCGCGGTCGATCCGAAGATGGTCAAATGCGGCCGCTTCGATCGATGCGGATGGGAAGACAGCGTCCGAAACCTGCTGCCCGAACTGTTCGAAGACTGGTCGAAGCGGTTTCCTGCCACCGAAACCAACCCCGACGCGGCGGCCGAAGCCTACCTGTCGCACGAACGCGGGCTCGACATGCGCTACCTGCGCGGCACCTTCACCCAGGAAATTTTCCAGGACCGCAAGACCGGCGCCACCAGCGCCACCGTCCGCTTCCCTGTCGGCGATTCCTACTGGGAACGCATCATCGACAAGCCTGGGCGCTTCGAAAAGAAGGCGCATTTCAAATATGGCGGCAGCTGGTCAGGCCATTGCTGGATGCCCAACGGGCTCGACCTCGCCGCGATTGCCAAGGCCGACCAGGTCTGGATCGCCGAAGGCATCTTCGACGCTGTCGCATTGAACATGGCCGGCCTGACCGCTGTGTCGAACATGTCGGTCAATCCCTACCCCGAACATTTCCTAGGCGCCCTGCAGAAATACCTGGCCGACAAAGGGCAGGCCGACCGACCGAAGCTGGTCTTCGCCTTCGATGTTGGCGCCGCCGGCGTCACCTTTGCGAAGAAGCATATCAAACGCGCCCTGCGCGAAGGCTGGGAAGCAACCGCCGCCCAGGTTCGCCCCGATGGCGAGGGAACCAAACTCGACTGGAACGACCTGCTGCTGCGCCAGCAGGGCTTCAAGGGCGACCCTGCCGATGGCCCGCTGGGCGCCAATGCGATCGCCGAATATCTCCATAATGGCGCGATCACCATCGCCGAAACGCCGATGCAGAAGGCGCGGCTTATCGTCGACCGCGCCCAGAAGCGCGCCCGCGCCATGGCCAGCTTCGACATGCGCCACGGCAACCGCATCTTCTGGGTCCACGTAAAGACCGACGACGACACCGGCGGCAGCCAGATCAACCTGACCGAAATCGCGAACTGCGCCTTCCGGCTGCTCTATCGCGAACGCGACGAAATCGCCGACGAAACCACCTACTTCCTGCAGATCGATTTTCCCGATCGCGCGCAGTCGGTGAAGGCGCGCTTCTCATCATCGGCCTGCGCCAATGCCGGCGAATTCAAGAAGCGCCTGATGGCATTCGCGGGAATGTGGAGCGGGTCGGGCGAACAGCTTGACCGCCTGATGAAGAACCAGACCCGCCGGCTGAAAGTCGTCGAACCGATCGGGTTCACCGGATATTCGAAAGACCACGGCGCCTATGTCCTGGGCGACCTCGCGGTCGCGAACGGCCGCGTCATCAAGGAAAACGCCGAACGCTATTTCGATGTCGGCACCCATGCGGTCAAGCTGCGCACCGCCGAACGCATGCTGCATGTCGACTATGACGCCGACCAGCTGCGCTTCGATTGGCTGGAAGACCTTTGGGCCGCCTACGGCCCGCGCGGGATGATCGCGCTGGCATTCTGGTCGATGTCGCTGTTCGCGGTCCAAATCCGCGAAAAGCATAAATCGCTGGGCTTTCTCGAAATCACCGGCCCGCCAGGATCGGGCAAGTCCACCCTGGTCGAATTCCTTTGGAAGCTGTTCGGCCGCGTCGGGTACGAAGGCTTCGACCCGAACAAGGCCACGCCCGCCTTCCTCGCGCGGTCGATGGTCAAGGTTTCGAACCTGCCGGTCGGCCTGATCGAAAGCGGCCGCGGCGACGATGGCAAAAGCCATAACCGCCGCTTCGACCCCAACGAATTGCTGGTTCTCTATAACGGCCGAAGCCCGCGCGGCATCGGGCGCAAGTCCGGCGGTTTCGAAACCGAAGAACCGCCCTTCCTGGGCAGCATCTATCTGATGCAGAACGAACGCATCAGCGCCATCCCCGCGGTTCTCGAGCGCCTGATGTCGATGGCGATCGACAAGTCGCTTTGGGGACCAGGCACGAAGGAAGCGGCCAACCGGCTCGAAACCTGGCCGGTCGAAGACTGCAGCGGCACCATCGTCCACATCGCGCGCAAGGAAAAAGCCTTCCTGGAATTTTTCTTCGACCGCTTCAAATTCCACGACGACGACATGGGCAAGCGGGTCGACGGGCTCGAAAATGCCCGCCCCATCAAGTGCCATAGCCAGTTGGCCGCCGCGCTCGACGCGCTGCCCAAGCTGTTTCCAGGCTGCAAGCGCGAATGGATAGACGCGGCCATCGCCGAAACCGACCGCATGGCGCTCGACCGTCAGAAATCGGCCGGCGGCGATCATCCGATGGTCGCAGACTTCTGGGAGAAGGTCGACTATCTGATCGATCGCGAAAGCGATGCCGATCACGCCGATGGCAAGTCGCTCAATCGCCACCGCAAGGCGATGGAATTCATCGCCATCAACCTGCCCGATTTCGAAGCGCGCTGTCGCCATGCCGGCATCTATCCGCCGCCGCTCGACCAGCTGAAAAAGCTGCTGCGCGAATCCAAGTCACGGCGCTGGGTCGCATGCAAGGCGGTCAACCCGCCAGGCGAGAGTTCTAAGGCGCAGCAATGCTGGATCTTCGCCCAGCCCCAGGCTGAAAAGGGGCCGATCATATGACCGCCGCCAGCGAAGGCGCGGTCAGGGTCTGGGGGCGCATCGAAGCCGCCGACCCACCGTTTCGCCGCCACCGTTTCGACCAGCTGCTGAAGATGGCCCGACGCATGCTCGCCACGCGCCAGGACCGCTTCCCCGCGCTGGTCGCGTCAGGCGAAATGTCGGCCGCCGATGCCGCCTTTGAAATCGCGGTCTTCGAAGACCTGGTCGCCGACTGGGCCTTCATCGACAGCCGCGGCAGCCAGGGCGAACCTGCGCCCGCCCCGTCGCTGGCAGCGCGCCGCGCCTACCTCGCTCAATCGATCGACACCATCGCCGGCATCGCAGCCGAAGCCGGCGGCTTTTCGAAATCCCTGCATGCCCAGGCCGAATGCGTCATCGCGCTCGCCTGGCATGCGGAGCCTGGGCGCGATCAAGTCGCGCTGGCCAGGCTGACCCACCAGCTGCGCGCCGAAGCGGCGGCAGCCAACACCAGCAGGGAGCCTGCAGCATGCAACTGACCAAACCGAAACCGAACCGGATTCATGCGATCGACTGCCGCTGTCGCGGATGCAACGCGCCGGCGCGGTCGATTTACCAGAAGGATGTCGCCAGCTGGCGCATGTGGGCGGCATCGATCGCGCTTGGCCTGGCCTTCTGGGCTGCTGCCGCCTGGCTGGTCTGGGAGGCAATCCGATGACCCCGCACTTCCAGACCGAATGCGAATGTGGCGCTGTGGAATACGGCACGAAAGGCCGCCTTCCCGCCGGATGGCAGCTGGCCGAAGACAAGCCGCGCTGCGCCGATTGCCAGGCCGGCGAATTCCACCAGCGCGAGCTGCCGATTGCAGACCAGGGCGGCGACTATGAACGCACCGAAACCGCCATCGCGCTCTTGTCGGGCGCTTATCTCGACCTGGCCGATCCCGACTGCAGCGTCATCAAGCCGATCGACATCGCCGCCGGCCTGCGCGCGCCGCGCTTTTGCGGCCAGACCCGCCAATTCTACACCATCGCCCAGCATTGCTGCCTGGTCCTGAAGCTGGTGTCGCCGATCGCGCGCCAGCTGGGCGGCGACAAGGGGCTGCAGCTGCGCCGCTGCGCGCTGATGCATGACGCGGCCGAAGCCTTCATTCACGACATCACCCGCCCGCTGAAGATCCAGCTGCCCGACTATCGCGCGATCGAAGCCCGCTTCGAAACGCGCCTGGCCGATGCCTTCGGATGGGATTGGACGCCCTTTCGCCGCGACACCGTCAAGGCGGCCGACCTGCAGGCTCTGGCGATCGAACAGCGGGATCTGGTCGGCAATATCGATGCCTGGCCGGTTCTCGACCGCGTCGACCGCGAACGGCTGCGCTGCATCAGTATCGGCCGCGCCTGGCATCCCGACGAAGCCCAGGACCGCTTCCTCGCCGCCTTCGAAGACTTGTTCCCGACCGAAGAAAGGATTGCCGCATGAAGCGCCGCAACCCCGCCATCAGCGCGCGCCACGCCGCTGCCCGCCAGTTGCAGGACCAGCGCCGCGACGAACTCGCGCAGCTACGCCTGAAACGCCCACTGACAGATGCTGAATTGGCCGAAGAAGACCGCCTGACCCGTGCGCTCGCGATGCGCGTCTGGCGCGAAGAACAGCGCGCGCAAGAAGCGCGCATCGCTGAGACGACTGCCGCGCTGATCGAACAGGAAAACCGAAGGAAAGCCGCATGAACGCCCACACACTCCCGACCGCGATTGGCCCTATCCCTCGCCTTTCGATCGGCAAAGCAAGCGACATAAAGGCGCGCCGCGAAGCTGACATCGAAGTGACGAACGTGGCAGTCCGAACTGCCGATCGCGCCGCCTTCCTCGCGGTCATTCAGGCCCGCGAGGTCCAACTTGCTGCGCCGATCAGGCAACCGCGAAACCGCGCCATAGCAGCTGCCGAAATGGCCAGCTTCGCGCTCGCGACAAAGGAAGCGATAGAAACCGATTGCCCTTCCGACCTCGCGATCGCTCACCTCGAAACCGCCGCCGCCCGCGCAATCGCCCTGCTGGTCGACCTGAAGGGGAATGGATGATGCGCACCTTCGCCAACTGGCTGCGCGCCATCGCCGATTGCGGCGTCTTGCGCGTCAACTTCGACAGCGACGAACTGGTCGATGCTTGGGAACTCGGCCTGATCGATGCGACCCCTGTCGCCGGCAATGACAATACGCTGGACTTCCGCTTGACCGACGCTGGCAGGCGCGCGGTCGCTTGGCAGATGCGATGACAGTCACGATCGAACGCAACGGCCGCTTCGGCAATGCCGAGATAAAGCGTGGCGGCACCACCGTCGCCACGCTTTACCAGGGCGATGCCTACGCCATCCGCCCGACCCTAGGCTGGATGGATGCCGACATCATGGACCCGCCCTTCCTGCTGTCGACCAGCGGCGGCGGCCGCTATCGCAAGGCGCGCCGATCAATGGACGAAATCGCCGATGCTGGCATCGACCAAGGCTTCGACGCTGCCATTATCAACCCGCTACTGACGGGCGCGGTTTTCTGTTTCTGTCACAATGATCAGCTGCCCCAGCTGCTGCCCGTGATTGCCGGCCAGTTTCACCGCTTCGCTCTGCTCGACTGGACGAAGGCCGCGCCGCAGCCGGTCGCGAACAAGCACTACCGGCCTGATCGCGAATTCTATGTCCACGCCTGGAACCGCGGCTATCATCCCCAGGGCGAATTGCTCGAGAAGGGCCGATCGATCACGGCTTCGCCCGATCGCGCGCTGAAGAAGCGTTTCGGGCATCCGACCATCAAGCCGCCTGCAGTCATGGACAAGATCCTGGTCAATGCTGCCGGCCAGACCATTTGCGACCCGTTTATGGGGACCGGCTCGACCGGTGTGGCGGCGGTCAAGGCCAGCAAGACGTTCTTCGGCATCGAACGCGAACCGCGCTGGTTCGAAGCCGCGGTCATCCGCATCCGCGAAGCGGTCGAAGGGCTCGCCTGATGACCGCGCCCGCCCGTATCAGCCAGCAAGACATCGACCGCGTCCTGAAGGGCGTGGCGCGCGCGGGCATTGCGAACGGGCGCATCGTCATGGATTTCACGAATCGCAAAATCGAAGTCATAATTGGCGAAGCGGCCGCGAATGTCGGTTCGCCAGGGGACGACGATTTCGATGACGAAGACCGATAAGCTGCCCGACAATGTCCGGCCGGTTCGCGATCGCCACGGCCGAATTCGCTACCGCTTCCGCCGCAAGGGCTGGCCCAGCAAATATCTGAAGGGCGAACCTGGCACCGCCGAATTCCATCGCAGCTATGCCGAAATCATCGAAGGCGGCCAGGCCAAAGCTAAACCGATCACGGTCGACCGGCCCATCATCCCGAAAACGCTGGATGACCTCTATCGCCGCCACAAGGCGACCCCGCGCTGGAAGAAGAAAGCAGCGCGGACCCAGCGGGTCTATGGCCAGGTTCTCGACCGCTTCATGGACCGCATCGACCGCAAGGGCCGCCGCTATGGCGCGCGGCCGGTTTCGCGCGTCAGCGTGGCGTGGCTGGAAGGCATCTTTGGCGACATGCACGAAACGCCAGGCGCGGCGAACAACCTTCGCAAATTCCTCGCTGGCCTGATGGATGAAGCCATCCGCGCGGGGTGGCGGCCTGACAATCCGGTTCGCCTGACCACGAAATATGCCAGCGGCGCCGGCTTCCACGATTGGACCGACGCCGAGATCGAACAGTATCGTGCCACCCATCCGCTCGGCACCATGGCGCGGCTGACCCTGGAACTGGCGTTGAACACCGCCGCCAGGCGCTGCAACGTCAACAAGATCGAACGCGATCACATCGTCGACGGGCGCATCATCGTCGACCACGCGAAGGACAACAACAAGACATCCGTGCGCATGCTCGAGACCACGCGCGCGGCGATCGATGCGCTGCCGGCCCAGCCCATCCGCTTCCTTGTAACCACGCAATTCGGCAAGCCCTTCAGTGATGCCGGCATGGGCAACCGCATGCGCAAATGGTGCGATGCGGCCGGCCTTCCGAACTGCTCGCTGCATGGTCTTCGCAAGGCAATGGCGCGCCAGCTGGCCGAATCCGGCGCCACCGACGCCGAAGGCATGGCAGTCACCGGACACAAGAAGGCCGCGACCTTCGCCTATTACCGGAAAGCGGCCAGCCAATCGACCCTGGCCGATCGCGCGATGTCCAACCTTGAAGCCCGCGCCGATGTCCAACCTTCGAAAAATGGCGGGAAATCAGGCGATTAAGGGGGCGATTGGTGGACAGGGCTGGATTCGAACCAGCGTACGCTTGCGCGGGCAGATTTACAGTCTGCTGCCTTTAACCACTCGGCCACCTGTCCACACGGGCCATTTCGCTAAGGAAATCGAGGGATCGGAAGCCCGATCCCGTGCCGAGAG